GCCTCGGTGGACTTCCCAGCCGCCTTCGCCTGCTTCCCACTCAATCTCCACTTTCCAGATCCTTTTTGCCATTCTGAATACGCTGATAAAGGCAGTCCGGCTTGTGTGGAATCGGGGGCGTAAATATCCCTGATTGATCGCTTTCACAAAATAGACAGACTCCTAAAATACGATCCATTGGTTCCGACATCTCGAACGCTGCCTCGGCTATTTGGATCAGGACTTCCATGTCTTGCCACTTCACGCCCATATGTGGGTTTGTGCGTCCAGATTGGCAGGCGCTTTTGACCTGCCCCAGATAATCTTTCAGCTCGTCTAGTTTTGTCATTCCTCAATATCCCCTTCTCCTAAACAACCAATCATCCCATAGAGCCATGCCTAGTAGAAGCAAAATCCCTATCACAAATCCAATAGCTACGGCTATGATCACTCCCCCTCCTTGTCTGTCCTATGCCAGATGCGAGCCTTGTGATCTTCTCCTCGGTACTCACTGTCCTTGCATCCGAATACCTCGTCGTTAGCTGCTCCATCGCCAACGTCGCAGACCCTAAACCTTGCAAGCTCCCCCTGCAACCGCTCGACCTCTTGCTCTAGTGTGTCCATCTCATCTAGTAGGTTCAAAATGTTGTTTGATACCAGCTCATATTTCCCATAAGCAAGTTGCATCCGTACTCGCTGTGCAGCAGACAAGTTTCTTTTTTCAAAAGGTTCAGTCATTATTCCCCCTCCTTTGTCACACATTTGCCCTCGTGGTTTGCCATGAGAGAACAGTGGATTTCTTTACCGTTTTTTATGCCTATTGCCGGACACGGTATCGTCGTGTCTCCAAGCACAACCGCTCTTTTCCACGGATGACGAGGAAACGAGCACGTATTTTTGTCTACGTTCGTACAGCCGAATGGTTTTCCACAGCAATATGGGTTAGGCGATTCTCCCCCTATCCGAAAGTCATCCATCATTCGCCCTCCTTGTGCCAGACCGTCTTTGCTACTCGTGGAAAGATTTGGCCACCAACCGTACCGCTCGGACTCATAAAATCGCCGTTATGGACGTGAAGATTTCCATCATGGTCAAAACACCCATTTGACGAAGTACATTCTGTAAACTTCCGCCGCTCAGCTTTCAGCTCAGCGTTCTCGGCTTCCAAGCGCTTGATTTCGCACATAGGACACGGATTCCATTCGCCCAGGCTGCCATGTCCACAGTTACGGGTGGTCATTATCCCTCCTCTCCAAAGTCTCCGTGAACTTGTTGCAGATGGATGTCCCAGTCACGCTCTAATCGGTAGCCCTTGATGTCGTCCTCGTCAATTTCTAGCTCTTGTAACTCTCGTTCGTAGTAGTCACATTCCTCGCAATCGCGGTAGTTCATTCCTTCCAGCCTTTCACCACTTCTGTCGGGCACGGCCACACAGCGTCACATATCGTGCAAGTCCCAGAATTAGAACCATCCCCATATTGGTGATTTGCGTGCTTGGCTTTTACTCCATAAATAGATAGATCTTCATTCGCCCACCGTTCAATATGCGCCTTCAGTTCAGCGTTCTCGGCTTGCAGCCTTTCAACGTCTGCGGCCATTTTGTTAGCTTCGGTATTCGTAAAACCTGTCATCTCGCCGACCTCAACTTGGCCAGCTCGACTTTCAGGTGTTGGTTTTCCTTAGCAAGTTCGTCATTCTGCTTATCAAGCTCGTAAAGCATGTCCGCAAACCCGTTGATAATTTCCTCGTTGAAAATCATGCGAATTTCTGCTCGCCATTGCATCGGTGTTCTCATTTCCCCTCCATCTTGTAAATGCGTAATTGGATCTCTTCGACGTCGCCTCTTAGCCTGTGTGTTTCGAGCATCTTGATTTGTGAGTCATCTTTGAACAGGATCTTGTTGCCAGCGTCGAGCGCAGCTTTGGCCAAATTATCGAGGTCCGCTCTCGACTTCGTAATGAAGATCAGCAGCACGCCGAGATCCCCTTCGAGTGGCTCTTTGACTGCGTGTCGGTAATGCCAAGCGAGCAGCTTTTCGTATGATCGAGTAGCTCTCGGTGTGTACGCTTTCCCGTTGGCGAACCTCGGTCTGCCTTTTGGTTGTGGCTTGACGTCTCTGATGAGGATGGTGGTGTGCGTCATAAGGCGCACCGAGTAAAACAATGCTCGCCTGGATGGCCTCGGTAGTGCCAGTGCTCATGCTCTACCCAGTCTGGGTCACACTCGCGGCACCAAGTGGGACCAAACTCGTGATCGATTATTCCCTCTTCGTCCAGCACGTCGTCAAGCTCGGGGACTCGCCTAACCCTCACTCCCAAGAAGTCGTTCCACAAGTCAAAGTACTGAGCAGCGACCTTAGCTTTACCTCTGGTTTCCGCCCAGATGAGTAGGACGTAATCTGTATCCGTTCTAACCCAGGCTTTCACGTCGCCACCGACTCTTCCTCGTAGCTCTCGCACTCGCATATGTCGCAGTGACCCGTGAGGCTCTCATGCTGGCCTGAGCAATGGTGGCACATGCACATGTCGGGACACTTGTCCGGTGAACATTCCAGTCGGTAATTCATATCTTCGCCCTCTCTTCCTCGATGAAGTGCTCGACCACATGGCCTAGGCACCGAGCGCGTGACGCTTCTATCCACGCCTCAGCTTCCATCGGGAACGGGACTAGAGGGATTGAAGCATCGCAAAGTTTGCAGCGGTAACAGTTATTCGGTACATTGACTACCACCTGTTCGAGCAGCTTCTGCAGACGGGTTGACGGTTTCATTTCCCCTCCGATCCACACGGACGGCCTTTGCCCTCTAGGTTCCGAGCTACTTCCGGCCAAACTTTGAGAGCGTGGATAGCTCCCTGGGTTTCAGCTTCTCGGCGCGTCGGCACCGTAGGACCGGAATAGCCGCAAGCGCAGCTAAACCAAAAGGCACCCTCCGATATCGTTATGTGCCCGACGTGGCCGCCGTCTTTGAACTTCTTACGCTCGCTCATCACACGCCACACAGACTTGCCGTGACCCAAGGGGCGTAGCCGTCAACCGCTTCGAGTCTCAGTGCAACTTGATATTGCTGCCACAGAGTCGCTTCGTTCGGAGTAGCCGGATAGCCACTCGGTCGGTACTCAAGCCACGTCGAAAGAGCAAACTGTAGAGCACCTTCGTCACCACTCTCCGTGTTCGTCGCAACAACTCGGTCGCTTGACTCACGCATGGCAATGCAATCCCAGGGATGGGGCAGATCGCTAAACCCGAAACTGGCCTCTGTGCTTTGATTTACGGCGCTAGAAACCTCGGAGGGTAGAGAAGTACTTGATTTAGATCTGAGCGGCAAATTTGGCCGGATTTGGGGATCTGGTGACAAATTAGGAGCTGTGGTCGTTGTGCTCTCGCGGGCGGTCGAGCTTGACTGAGTGCTAGCCGTGGCAGCGAGACCTTCAGGCCGTAGAGGAGGAGCCGTAGCCCGCGAGACTTGGTGCGCTTTCGGCGCTGAATTTGTTGGGATTACGAGCGGTCCAACAACGACTGACGCGGCTAGAGCCACTTCTTTTACCCACGGTCCCGAATCGTCGTTAGAAATCATCATCGATGATCTCCCCGTCTTCGGTGACCATGGTGCCGTCCTCGCGGCGCAAGAGTATCTCTCCCGACGAGCCAAACCGCAACTCCCCGTCCTGCTGGAAGAGCGGCCTAGCCACAGCCAACCGTCGGTCTTTGGCCTTTCCAGCGATTTCCAAGACGATCTTTCGGTCGAGCGCTAAGACCTCTTCGAGATCGATAATTTTCATCTTCGCCTTAGAGGGAGTTTCCTCGTCGTGGCTTTCTTCCAGGGAAGAAACCGCTAGGGTCACGATTGCCACGATCGTCGTGTCTGGGTCGGCGGCGATCTGTCGCCCTTGGTTTATCATCGAATTTGCTGATCCCAACTTTGGGAGGGTTCCCCTTATCGAAACCTGCCATTCACCGCTAGTGTCAACTGCCATTTTGTAGCTCCTTTCCTCTCCTGCCGAAATGCTCGGCAAAGATTTGATCCAACTTTTGAAGGTTCATTCTGCGCTGTTCCTCGGTGGAAGGAGTGCGATCCCACTCCCGTTTTTCCTGCTCAATCTGTGCTAGGTACTCGTTCAGCGGGACCCACTCACCGTCGATTTCGACCATCCGCTTGCCCTCAGCAGCCCGCATCGACTTGACAGTTTCGAGGAACCGAGCGATTGAAGGGAATTTCTCGTCCCTTGAGTGGACCCGGCGCATTGCAGCCATTGCTACCGGCTGTTTTACGGCTCTAAGCTCTTCAACCCAGCGCCGGACCTCCCAGTCATTCAGCTCTCGGTGGTACGGTCCAGCGAGCTGGTTTAGCATCTGCAAAGTTTCCTCGAAGGTCACAGCTCGATCACTCCTTTTTCCAGCTCACGGAGCCTTTCTTCCTCAGCCAGACGGCGAACAGTCTCAGGGTCGATTGGTGAGTTTTTCTTGACTTGAGTGTCTTGGTGTCGCAGCGCAATGGCCGGCAGTTCAGGCCACCGGCGAGCGAGGACGGTTGGCGTGATTGTGCCAATTTTCCAGGCTCGATTTAGGAACTCAACAGCTTTCCAGACCTGCTCAGGAGTGGCCCCCATAGCCCGAAGCTCGCTTACCGCCCGGTTGTAGCCGCCCAGAGCGCTAGGCGCTTTGCCGTTCTTCGACCTGGCTTGCGAGAGAGCTTTCCAGTCGATCCCACACGCCTCGAGAGTTGCTTCGAAGAGAAGATCCCTTTGCCTTTGCTTTGGAGCGTTCAGGATTGGAACCGGAAGATTCTCGGTTTCGGCAGATTCGGTTTCCGAAGCTGCAAAGGTTTTTAAATCTGTCTCTGTCTCTGTCTCTGTATCTGTCTCTGTTTCTGTTAACAGAGAGTTTTGTTCCAACGTTGTTCCAAGAACGTTCCTATCCCGTTCTTTGGAACGATGCTTAGCCGTTCGTAAACTGACGTTATCTGACTCGAATTGGCGGTAGTCCCAATGGATGAGATGCCAAGCTCCCAGCTCAGGGTCTTTTTCGATCATCTCATACTCGACCATTTTTTTTAGACCCGATCGGACCGTACTCAATGGCACGTCCGCGTATATAGCAAGTTCGGAATCTGTTAAATTGTGCGAGTTACTAACTAGTAACCACCCTGGCCTACATGATTCGCGCGCAAAGCTCATCATTGCAGCCCATAGCCAGCGCTCTGATGGAGTAAGTCTGCGCACCTTCCAGTCGTGTACAGTTTCGACATAAAATCGGAACCAAGGTCGAATTGGTCTAGGCACCTTCACCGCCCTTCCTTGCTTTCCGCTCTGCCGAACTGATACGCTTACAAACGAGGCAATGCCGCCGACCGCCGATAAACGAGGTATTTTCTGCGTTGAAGGCGTGGCCGCGCTTGCATTCCGACTTCAGGCGTGGCTTGAGCTGCTTGGACGCCGTTCTGACGCCTACTTTTCGCAACATCGCTCTGCGCTGTCGTTCGGTCTTGCCGCCCCAGATCCCATAGAGCTCTTTGTGCTCAATCGCATACTCAAGGCAGTCGGATTTGACCACGCACAGTGAGCAAATTGCAAGCGCTTCCATTGGTCTGCCGTCGCCTCTGTTCGGATAAAACAGATCCTTTGGCCTTCCCTTACGCGCCGCTTTCTCAAGGAACTCAGGAGGCTCCGGTACTTCGTTCCAAATACCGCTGTCGGCATAATTCGATCTAGCGCTTACCTCGAACACGTCTGCCCCTCCTTTCAAGTTCACGCCATGATGTGCATTTCGGACAGTCGCACTCGTGATCTGGAAGCATCCACCACACACCAAACGCCGCGACTAAGAGCGCGGCGATAATAATGACGATCATTTCCCCTCCCAGTTCCACAGACCTTGACGGCCTTTCGCAGGGATCGGCGGGACGGGGGTGACTTCTTTGAGAACCCACGCGAATCGCCCCGAAGTAAAGTCACCGTAGGGAAGCTGGTCATCCACGGAAGTCTGCTCCCCAAAGCGGTCGTGGCCGAGCCACACGCCAGGCCGATCTATCGGCCCCACTCCCTCCCGGATCGGGACCACATCGACAAGTTGGGCTACGGCCACAACAGCACCGAACGGGAGCCCGTAACCCGATTCTGGGAGGCCTGCACCAAAGAGGAAGTAGCCTTCACCGAACTTTTGCGATGTGTAATCTCCGAATTTTCCGTCCGCTACGCCGATGCCAGCATGAATCGCTAACTCTCCCCGGTACTTTGTCGGCCACGTCCGCGTCTCGATCGTCTTGATACCTAAAGCGATCAGGCTTGCCCAAGGCTGATGGATAGTTAGCGCCTTCATTCCCAGTCACGCTCCCAGTCAAACACCTTGCGTTCTGCGACAACCGGAGCTTCGACCTTGTGGATGGGGAGTGCGTTCCAAGCGCTAATTAGAGCGACTAAGGCTGTTAAGCCAAGCAGGACGCCCCCTGCTATGATTGCGGACCCGACAACTATATAAAGCACCATTTATTTCCCCTTTTCGTTTCTGCGCCAGTGAGCCGCAAACGGACAGCTAGCGACATGTGATTGATGTAGGCCGCTTGCGCCGACCTTGTACGTGGCTTGATCTCCTACGATCTCGAAGCGACCCTCTTCGGAAGGCTGAGCGTCAAAAGCGGCGTAAGCCTTTCCGTGAGTGCGAGCCCAAATAATCTCCTGGCCGCATGAGCTGCAGTGGTTCACTGTTCTTGCGTCGCTCTGATCTCAGCTAGGCGCATCTCCTGAGCGTCTATTACCGCCATTGCTTCACGCTTTGTCAGCTCTTTGGAGCTCTCGATCTCCCGTTGCACAATTCCCTGCACATAAGCCAGACGGTCGTCGCGATCATCGATTCCGAGCTCTCGGAACATGACTGCGATCTTCTTGAGCTGTGACTCTGAAACCGGATCCGGTACAAACTCTTCTGCCGCTTCCTCACTAACCGTCTCATCGGTTGACTCAGCTTCGTCGGCTTCCTCGTAGGGCAAAGAAGGTGAATCCTCGACAACCACAACGTCAACAACCTCGACTTCAGCTTGTTCTTGCTTGGCTGGCGCATTGAGCGGTTTTGTAGCTCTCTTTAGCTTCGCTGGCTGCTTTTCAGTCACTTCAGATGCGCTCTCGTCGGTAGGTTGTGTGACTTCACCCATGACCTCGTCAGGTGTGTAAGAAAGTCCTCCGACCACGTCCGGAAACAGGAGCCGACAGATACGGGAAGTAGCTCTAGCAACGAGCATGTTTTGAGGTTGCTTGCGCCAGTTCTCTTTTTGAGCAAGTCCCATCTCTCTGGCTTCGTCGATCGTGAAAGTGACCCTCGTAAACTCGCTCTGGCCTTTCCTGCGACCTTCCACGATGCAACGGGTTTTTGTCATTTCGATGTAGTTGAGCTCATGGCCTTCCCGATAAACGAGAGCTCGCATCAACTCAGGATCGACCGTTGGCATCCCGTCAATAATGTCGATGTGAGCCATTGCAGTCATCGGAGGCAACCCAATCTCACGACCCGTCAGGATTGCGGCTGCAACAGCCGGTGCCTTGTTTCTAAGACCTCTCGGGACAAACTCTGTCCCAGAGATATGCCCGGCTAGCTTTACAATGTCCGGCATGACTGGAACCCAGTCGTCGGTCTGTCGATACTGCACTATTTCTTTACTCATTATTTTCCCCCTACTGGAAGTCGAAGCGGCGCTCCGACGTATTCTCTGGATGCCTCAGCCGCTTTTGCGACCTGGCAGATGTACTCGAATTGTCTGAAAATTGCTTTGCCGATCGGCACTTCATACACGTCGTAGCCGTCAGCTCGCACGTGTATTGCGAGCCCCCGTTCGATCTTTGGCATGGGGTGCATTTCGCCGTCTTTGAGGTACCATTCGGCGTTTGCGTAAGCTGAAAGCTGGAAAGCGACGTCTCCGAATATCCCGCTCCGAGAGGTCTTGATGTCAGCAATAAAAAGACCATCCCCAAGCCGAGGAATCTTCACAACCATGTCGAGCGATCCTGCATAGCCGACTTTGAAGTTCGCCACACTTGCCTCGACTAGAACCGGCTCTGGCTCCCACTCGTCGAGAAACCCGATATAGCTCTCAATATGCCCTCTGATCTCTTCTGGTGGTTCAACCTCTTCGCCTCGGATTAGCCTCTCGGCATACGAGTGGACTTCTGTCCCCCTGTTAGCTGCAGCATCCCGATCCGCATAAGGTGATTGCTTCAGCTCTTCAAGACGCCGTGAGACTGGCAACTCTGCGAGCTCGTCCCAGTGATCTACTGCGTACTGAGCTACCGACTTGATCCCCCAACCGACCAAAGCAGGCTTCGGCATCCCGTTCGACAGAATGGTGGTCACGCCAGGGATTTTGTTGCCGTTAGTGTCTTTGTATCCATGGCCTCTGCCGTAATTGACCCTCTTGAACTTTGGTGCTGTGACCGTCATTTGCATCTCACCGTTTCTCTGCTAAAATGATCCACGTTGATGTTTCCTTTCTGTTTGCCCCGGTGCTCCAACACCGGGGCTATTGCTTTTATTGATCTTCAAGCCAGCGAAAGAACGCTGCTCTTGAGATGATCCAACGACCGCCGATCTTGTGCGCCGGGATCTCTCGCCTTCGCAATGCCGCCATTACGAAATCCTTTGAGTAGCCAAATGCCTCTGCTATCTCGTTTGGTGTGATGAGAATGTCTTCGTTAGTCATAAGTAAACGCCTCCTTAGCTTTCCTTTGTCTTTCTCGCCCACGATTGATGGAACATTTACGACACCAGCGATGACCGCGGCTGTCATAACCCGTGTTTGGGCCGTCGTAAGGATGACCGGACGGGCAGTGAGTCTTCCTCGAATTGAAACAGAAGGGAGCGGCACGGCGCATATTCTCACGCCTGGTCACTGGCTCTAAATGATCGGGATTCACACAAGCACGATTCCTGCAAAGATGGTCAAGCTCTAGGCCCTCTGGGATAGCGCCAACAAAAAGAAGATAGGCAGCCCTATGAGAATTGATCTTGCTCCCATTGAGGGAGATCTTGCCGTAGCCGGACGGATCCTTCGCAGCTTTCCAAATTCTGCAGCCGTTCTCATCGACTTCGGTCTTATCTAGTAAGCGATCTTGAAGAGGGGTCATGATTCAACCGTCGGGAAAAGATCATCGACTTCACAATCAAGCGCCTCAGCAAGAGAGGACTGGATGAGAGGATGAGGTCGAGAGCCAGTGCGCTCAAGATGACTAATCGTCTGTCGGGTAACGCAAGCCTTTTCAGCTAGTGCTTGCTGGGAGACTTCAAGTTCACGGCGACGCTTCCTAAGTAAAGATTGGTTTGCCATGTCTTCACTTTACACGTGTCACGTGACGGTTGCATGGCAAATTGCAAGATTTTTTACAAATTACGCTAAACTTTTCTGCAACCTACACGGGAGGGGTGAAGTGACAGCAAAAGAGGACTTCCAGAGAGCGCTCATCGAAGGTGTGCGTTCTTCTGGAAAGAACCAAAGCCAGATAGCTCGAGAAATTGGCGTAACGCCTCAGACGGTGAGCAAATGGGTTAGGGATGGGTCAATACCCCAGACTCAACTCATCCAGCCGCTTGCGAGGATCCTAGGGATTGACGAGACTGAGTTCGTTGAGAAATTTCTCGCTGCACTTGCTGATGGAGCTGGCCGACCGTCTTTACAAGCTCTACAAGAGCGAAGTGCTGACCCAGTAGCTGAGATTCAAGAGATTCGATCCGTTGTGTCAGACTTAAAGCGTCGGATTGAATTGATTGAGCAGCACCTAAAACTTTCATGATTCCCCCTTATCGAACGTTTGTTCGATCATAAGGGATGGGATTGAGCCGTGCAAGCAAAAAAACGAATTTCAAGCTTGAAATTTAGATATGATCGAATTATCTCGATTAAACAGGGGGAGAAATGGAACCTGAAACACCGGTAACGCCAGTAAAAAAGTCACACAAAAAGCTTTGGATCACACTAGGGATAGTTGCAATCCTTTTTATCCTGATTGGGATTCTCAGTCCGTCTTCGTCGAAAACTTCTGCGACTAAAGCAGGGGTGACAACTACGACTAAGTCCGCCACAACTCCGACTAAAACGACACCTACGCCAACAACCACGGCTGCGCCAACGACGACAATCCCACACGCGCAGGTAGTCTCACAGTTCGAATCCTCTGCTAAATCAGTGACCGTCTCGCAACTTGCCAACGATCCAGCCGCTTACAATGGTGAGGTCGTCACGTTCAAAGGAACTGTTGTGAACTTTCTCCAAGATAGTTCCGGCAACACAGGGGCGGCTAATATCTCAGATCCCACCGATTCCAGCTCTGAAATCTACGTCCAGTTCGATCCACTTATCGACATTACCAAGATGTCTAAAGGTGACACGGTCCAAATCTGGGGTACTGGGCAAGGAAGCGTCACTGGAAAGAACGGTTTCGGAGCGACGATTCACGAGGGAGCGGTTGTTGAGGACTATCTCACTGACACCACGTCTGGCTATGTCGACAACCTTGTGCCGAATCCTCAGTAGCCACCAGGGTAAACGGGACACCAAACGGGACACCAAATATAGCAATAGTTAGCTATTTATAGCCATTTGCGGATTTTCTATATAGGGTTTCACCTGCACTTATCCATTTTTACCAAGCGCTAACACCCTACTGCACTAGTTTAGGAAACCGATGCTCTATCCCCTGAGCTACGGGGGCGATGCTGGTAAGGCGCTAAATCACCTTTTTGCTTCACCCTGCGGGACACATTCAGGACACCATTTGGTATAATCTGAACATGCGAGGTTCTATCTTAGACCTAGGAATTGGCTCAGACGGCATCCAAAAGTGGAAATTGCGCGTCGAAATGGACCGCGATATTGTCACCGGCAAGCGCCGACAGATGAGTCGCAACTTCAGAGGCAAGCGCAGAGCTGCCGAAAAAGAGCTAAACGCAATGCTGGCAGAGGTCGAGGAAAACCGAGTAGCGGCCACAAAAGCCACAATGTCATTTCTTTTCAGTGAGTGGGTAAGGCTTCAAAAGAGCCAAGGTCTATCTTCCACGACGATTGGCACTCGGATGAGCTACATCAAGAACCGGATCAATCCGGCAATAGGCGATATCCAAGTCGCAGAACTGACAGCGAGACACCTCGATAAGTTCTACTCAGATGTGTCCCGCGATGTGTCCCCTCGGACTGTCAACCACATTCACGCCTCGATCCATCGGGCGCTAGCTCAGGCCGTCAAATGGGGATGGGTCGAAGAGAACGTTGCGGATCTCGCTTCGCCCCCGAAGGTTAGTCACCAAAAGGTTTTGTCGATCGAGCCTTCCGCTCTGACTGAGTTCCTTAGAGAAGCAAACCGACGGGATCCACGAATCGAGAGGATCATTGCGCTTGCCGCTTTGACGGGTGCCAGGCGTGGCGAGCTGTGCGGTCTGAAGGTAAGCGACTGCGATTTGATAAACGGAATTATCACCATTAGGCGATCGGTTAAGTGGTCGAGCCATAACGGGGTCGAAATCGGTCCGACCAAAACACACGCCGAACGGATTGTCGCACTGGACGCAATCGGGATCGAGGTCTTACGCCGACAGATCGACTCGCTGATTGAGATCGCTAGCACGACAGGACTTGAGCTTCCAAAAGATCACTGGCTATTTCCGGGACCGGATCTTGTCTCACCGCTAAATCCCGACCGCATAACCGGAGCCTTCCGACGAATCGCCGTCGCAATCGGCAAGCCTGAGTTTCACTTTCACTCTTTGCGCCACTTCTCAGCCACCGAGATGATAGCAGCGGGGGTCGATGTGCGAACCGTAGCTGCCCGACTTGGCCACGCTGACGCTTCAGTGACCCTCCGAGTGTACGCTCACGCACTCCCAGAGCGTGACAGAGCTGCCGCAGAGCTACTTGGCTCTAAGATTACTCTCTCGCTACCGAGTCCCGAGGTATAAAAGTACCTGGAAAGAATTTGAGCGCCTTAAATCGAAACGTAGGGCGTATGTGCAGGTCACCGATACCAAAACCCCAGCCTCGAGAGCTGGGGTTGGTAATTATTTCGATTTTTGCGATTTTAGCTAGCTAGTCGTAGTGCTTGGCGCAACATTCGCTGGATTTTCAGCAGCCGTGACAATCGGCTTTAGAGCTGTCTGAATCTGCGTCACTGCATCTGCAACCTTTACCGCAGTTGCGAGCTCGCTTGAGAGACTCGATGGCGCTACCGTCGAAGCTACATCAATTGCGTTCGATGTGGCAACCAACGCCTTAGCGTAGCTGTGCTTCGTGACCATCAAAACTGCGTTGAGAAGTCCAGCCACCAAGATTGCGGCCAAAGGTACGTAGGCCGACAAATCCTTGTGAAACAGAACCGTCCCCAGAGCCGCTACTGCGCTAAGCAGTGAGATCCAGGTGTGCCAGTCAGTCAGGCTCGGTACCGCACTCGGAAGTTTGGTTACTGTCGTAGACACCGTTGAGGGTGCTATCTGTGTTGCCATTTTCTTTCTCCTTTTCATTTGCGCTAAGTGCGCGGTCGATCATTTCCAAAATATTGTCCGTGTTGCGTGTGCCTTTGGTGCCAGTCACCGGAATGATCTTTCGAGATCCGTTTCATAGCAACTTATGAACTGAGGCTGCAGTCTCTTTTCACCGCACTTCTCAAGTCCAGGATTCGCCTCGCCGACATGCACCGAGTACGGAAGGTAAAGACCGCCGCAAGTCGGACACTCAAGATCGGCTAGACGCTGATCCATTTGCCGTCCCTAATAAATCCGTGATCGCCACAAAACTCGCATAGCAAGCTTGGTTCGATATGCAGAGGATCGCCCGAAATGAGTCAGTGTTTCTTTCCGGTAAGTAGGTCCACCCACCTGACTCTCATTGACTGATTAGTGCAGGGATGGTAGTAAATGAGATCGGCGTCATCTCCTTTATGGAGCCAGTTCCAACGGTGCTCGCTTCCGAGGTCGTTGGGAAAAGTTTCTTTGATCCACTTCGCTCGCTCGTCGTCCATTGTAATTACTAAACGAAAGCTTGAGCCGAAACAGTAAAGCTTGGAGTCGTGCCCGTAATTGTGTAAGCGAGTGCAAATAGAGCGCCTCGAACCGGGATCGTAGCCACTGCATTGCCAGCAGCGGTAAAAGCCGATCCCACGTTGTCTGAGTCGCTTGCCCAGTGAGTCCCGTCGTCTGACCACAAAACCGAGAACTGACATGAAGGTGTTGTGCCTGAAACGGCGGTGACTTCGACCTCGATGTCAACGTTCGCATCGACTCCGATGTTGAACGGTCCTGATTGGCCGCTGGCCGTCAAGACTGCGCCGCTAAATATGGTTGCTACCTGTCCCATTATTTACCTTCCTTATCGTGTGCTTTTAGTAGTGCTGCTATCGCTTTGTCTTGGTCGGCTAGGTGCTGTTGCAAGCTGAGAGCTTCATGCAGGATCGCTTCCGCATCTTTGAATGTGTTCTCAGAGCGTTTGTCCGCTGCTTTAGCCGCTACGTCCTGGCCGACCATGATGATCGAGAGCAAGACGAGCTGTAGGAACGTCTGAGCGATCCAGGCAATCGTTGTGGCTACGCCGCTTTTGATTGCTTCAGGAAGCGAAATGAGCGCGATAACAGCGAAAGCGTAGGCGCACCACATTGTGCCGACCACTTTGGTGATCCAGAGTGCTATCTTGCCGTTTACGCCGATGTGCTCATCCGAGACCTTCGGAGCAGACTGCTCTTTCAGCTCACGGAGGCGAGGGTGCGCTTGGTGACGGTAAGTCACGACTGAGGACGCGGCCTGCGCCGTGGCTGCGTGCCTGAGGACTTAGGAATGTCTCTTGCGTGGCCTTCCAAGTGCGTCATGAAAGCGGTCGAAAGAACGTCAATCTTCCCCATAAGGGCCGATCCATCTTGGAGCTGACCGAGGATCTTCTCTAGCACCACGTTCTGGTCGTCGGTCTTTTTGTCCAGCTTTTTATAGCCTTCCTCGACCGCCGCTAGACGCTGAACAAGAGAAGGTCGTGCTTCAACCCCCGGCGCTTCTGCGACACCCTTGATGACATCGTCAAGGTGCTGCTCTTGCTCTTTTCTTACCTTCATGTCACGCCGGAAAGTGCGCCCCACAATCGAGACATAAAGAATCGAGGTTAGGCTTGCGACATCAGCGATAATCCGATCAAAATGGATTGCGGGGACGCTTGACATTAGATACCGAGCAGCTTTCCCCAAGTTACGGGACCGACAATACCGTCAGCTGTGATCCCGCTTTGATGCTGGAATAACAAGACTTCCCGAAGGGTCACTGGTCCGAAACCGCCGTCGATGCCGTCGCCTCTGGGTCCGGTTGTGCCGAGATTGTGACCTGCCGCGACAAGCAGTCCCTGGATGCGCTTGATCGATTCGGTGTCGGTTGATTGGTCATTGATTACTGGAAGCAATTCATTTACTCCTTGTACTTGAGGAACTTCAACCGGAGCTGGCTCGACTGGCGTCGGTTCAGCTACTGGTGTCGGTTCGGGTGTAACAACGGGTTCCGGCGTTGGTTCTGCAACCGGAGCGGACTCGACTACTGGCTGAGCCGGATCCACTGGATCAATTACGGTTGTTGGTTCCGGCGTGGTTGGCTCTGGGGTAGTCGCTACGACAGGCGGCCAAAGCACGTTGAAGCTAACCGTGTCACAGGTATCTAAATCGACGTTCCCGACGATCCCTGGTACGCTTCCCTGTCCCGTTTGCGTGATCGCACGTGGACGGTTGGGATCGGTGTTAGACGGATCAGCGAACCAAAGAGGAAGCGTCTGAAGGAATTGCGATCCGGCCATGAACGCCAAGAAATCCTGGTTTGCATAGATCCCGACATTTGGACCGACAGCATTTTCAATCGCTGCCACTCTTGCGTCGTACTGAGGCGCTGTTACACCGTCCGCCACTTCGCAGTCGAGCCAGACAAAATCCACGCTATTGAGATGAGCTTTGATCAAGTCGATCTGTTCTTGAGCGCTTGAGTTTCCTCTCACGAAGTGGTAACCGGCTACCGCGAATCCGGCTGCTTTGAATCCGGCAATGTCAGCCTGAGCGAACGGGTTTATATACCCTCCGCCTTCGGTGAGCTTCACGATCACGAAGGGCTGCAGCCCTTCGCCTCTTTGAGTGAGCTCTGAACCCGCCGTTTGATAGTCGATTGGAGCACCGTTTGAATGCTGCATCGACGCTACATCAATACCCTGGTGTGGCATGTTTCTCCTTAACTGAGACGCCCGATCACGAGATGGTCGGGACCGATTGAGATGGCGACCACATAGTCGCCTACGGCTGGGCCTGGTGAGCCGTCCGTGTACGAGTCGATTGTTATGCAGGTCGTCTCTTTGCCCTGGCCTTCAAAATCACAGGTGAGGACTTGGGCAGCGGTAGACGTAGCTGCGGTATAAGAAGTCACGGTGCCGAAAAGTATGACAGGCGTTTCTTCCCGTCTTACGATCAGGTCAGCAAGCTGCTTCGTCGTGTGTGGCACTAGAAGACCTGTCTGACTGAAGGTGTCATCGAGCTCTCGATTGCGATTGTCGCGTCGAAGCCGTCCACCACGTAGTTCCCGTAGACGCCCAGTCGAGCTGCATTTATCATCACTACGTCCCAAGAATCAAGCAACCAAAACGGAAGTATGGTTATATCGAGAGCTGTCATTGCGCCCTGTTGCTGAGCAAGTAGCCCCGCTGCCATAGCGTCGCCGGTGGCCTGATCGGTGACCAGTCCTGAGCGGACCAACTTCGAGATCTTTCCGAATCCTCCACCGACATAGGTCGGAGAACTCGGATTGGTATCGTCCGCCTCTGCATAAACGGCTGCCTTCTTGTGGATCATTTTGCCAGTCGTCGGACTCACAACCTCAGTTGTCCCAGCTCCCACGACACCAAATGCGCTAAAGATTTTTTTACGAGTCGATGTTGCTTTTGCCGACAAGAGGCCAGAGGCAGTGACAGACGTAAGCGTAGCTACCGGAGCTTGGCTCGATGGAGTTGGAATCGGCCTAGCGACAAGGTTGCCCCAAACGTCCATGAACGCTTCGTAACCTGCTACGGCGGCGAGCTCCTGGATCTGCGACCAGATTGTTTTACCCGGCTTTACAAGCGCACCCGTCGAAGGGACACTCGCATCGGTCGGGACTACGTTTGTGCCGATTGGCACACCCCAGCTCACCGAATTCACGAGCTCGATAATCGCCTGATCGACCGTTGAAGAAGTGATCGCATAGGGAACAAGAGCCATAGATTCATTGAGTAAGAACATCCTGTCTTGAGCTTTGATCGTCACAACAATGTCAGTGCCACTGTCTAGCCACGTCGTTTCGACAATCGTAAAAGTCCCTATGCACACCTCATCGACAGATCCATCCGGAAACGTCTGCTGTGCAAATGGGCGGATTTCATTTCCGGCTGCAGCGAACAAATCCATCCATGACGGATCAAGCGTTGTCGTTCCCTGAGGGGCGATCGTGACCGTGCAGACACGCCTTGTCACCTGAGTCCGATCGACCGTGAGTTGGATCTTCTCTACCGGGAAGTTCGCAATTTCATTACCCGATCTGAGGACGTTTACGTGCGCCGTGATATTCGGAGTCGAGTTAGCCAGAGCAGCAATCCACTGCGCGCTATTTCCAGATTGTGGTTGAAGCATTTACGGCCTAGCGACCTCTTGATATGTAAGCGTGACTGTACGGACCGGGTTCGTTGTATTTCCCGGCGCTAGCTGAGCTTGCTTCGATGTGACTCCGTAACCACCTCCGGACATTCCGCCCGGTGCTGGTCCAATCCTGACGTAAAGGCCATCGCCAAGGGCGTTTGTCATCCACAACGTCTGGCGTGCATTTATCACGCTCTCTAGAGCCTGCCATTCTTCGGGAGTTACCGTTTGGACTGTTAGCGTCCCGTCCTTGCCGCCCATGACCGAGCTAATAATCGTCGGGTAGGGTTGACCCATTACCAAGTGACTCGTAGCTTGTTCCATCTGAGTTCCGGTGTATGCAGTCACAAACGGACTGAATGCGCTTGAGGGATTGAGAGGATTGACCCACCACCACACGGTTGAATTCACCGTCGCAGAATTACTCGCTGCACTTGACGGACTCGAAATCACTGCATTTGCGCTCAGCGTTGCGCTTGTCTGCGCCGTGTAGGTGTATGCCACGCCAGGCGTCACCTCGTAGTCGTCAATCACCAGCGTTTGGCTTGGTGTCGAAATCAGAGCCGGAGCCGTCGCGTAAGCGCCACGAACGTAAAGCCCATCAGATCGCAATATCGACGCATACATCGACCCTGCCAAACCGCCTCTAGTCCACTTTTCTACGAATGAGCCAGTCGCTAGTGCTGCATTGTAGTGAGCCTGGATACGGGCGGCTGATAGAGCTGTGGTAGCATAAACACCTACTTGACCAATGTAGCCCGTGAAATGATCGGTAGTACCATTTCCGTACTCTCCAATTCGTCCGTTGTATCCCGCCGTGACTGCGGTGGTAGATGCAGTTTGACCCTCCAATACTCCATCTATGTAAATCGAAATATCAGAACCGTTGAATGTGGCAACGACATGATGCCACTTATTGTCACCAGCTATTGCGATGTTACTAGTACACGCGAGACCTTCAAAGACTGCTTCAACTGCACCACCGACATTTAGCCAAAGCCCCGTTCCTGTAGCTCCGGCTGCCGCCCCCGAGTCGAAGATTATCTGAGCTGACGCTGAGGTAGCCGTAGATTTAACCCAGGCTTCGAGAGAAATCGCTGAGCCAATAGGATCGACAGTTGTTTGTATGTATCCAGTAGTGCCATTGAACAACCCACTTGTCTCATTCGGGAACTGTGCCACTACGCCAGGTTCCCCTAACGTGACGCCACCATTGACCGTTCCCGTGTTCCCGTTCCCTGTCGCATCTGCCACTGTCGTTGATCCAGCCGCGTCAGAAAGAGGCCAATAGGCGACTGGGTTATCGGATAGGACTTCGAGTTCGTAGCCGAGGTTGCCAGGGGCAATTGAGACCTCATCAAGCCAAAAAGATTCGCTTGCTGCCGCTGCGTTCACAATTTGGAAAACGGGTCTAAAGGTCGCGGCATTAGACGGTGCGACTCCACTAGTAATCAAATATTGCCATTCAGATGACGTCGTAATCGTGGCGCTGTCTAAGCTGGAAATGGCGTTACCAGAAGAATCCAGCCACTGTAGGTACCCGTAACAACTTTCGTGGTGAGTGCCATCGTCTTTGACAGGAATAATTACCGTGTAAGTTTCTCCTGGAACGGCTGCGTAAGCCGTAGGACTCGTGTAGGCATTAGCCGCTCCTGCCGCTGCTGTTACAAGCTTTAGAGAATATGAGCCGTCTAAATGATTTGCGGAATCCTGGCTAAGCGTCGCATTGCTTCCAACCCACGTCCCAATTCCACCCTCAAAACTAGCGTCGTCAGCCGACAGGATGTTGTCATGCCCCTGCACCGTTATCGTGACGAGGGGAGGCGTGTTGCTTGTGTCGATAGATGGCACGACGGTTATTGATGGCGTAGCTGGCTGGTCGAGCGAAATAGTAAACGACGACGATATAGTGCTTGACCATTCATTCCCAGTCTCGGTCACCGCTGCATAAGCAACGTACCCAGCGCCATTTGTTAGAGTCACGCCGGATTGAATCGCTACCGTAAGAGGGTTGCCAGTCCATGAAACGTCACTGACCGCTCCGGCTGGAATTGTCCCAGCGCCGATGTTGATCGAGAAGCCGGATGCCTGGGTGACGGCTAATGGGTAGATAAGCCACCTACCACCTGTTACTGATGCGCCTGATGCTGGGGTTGGCGTGTATGAGAGTGACGGGGCGTTAGTGGTTGTTTCTGAGCCTGTCGGAGAGTTGATCGAAAGATTAGGCGCTAGCTGGAAGTTGACAGAGAAGTCGGCTGCGAATGCCCCTTGAAGGTTAGCGAGGGATTCTTGATCTGCCATAGACCAGTTGTCAGTGACACCGTTAGTCAAACCAGGGACGGTGAATGTGCCTGATGCGCCTGGAGCGATGTTGACTGTGTTCCAAACGATTGTTGATTGAAGGGCGTTAGTCGATACGTTTAGGTAGTTGTAGCTGGATGCGGTGGAAGCTTTGATCCTGAACGCACGAGCGTTGATATTCGCTCCGTCAGTTGAGTTAGCTATACCAGAGAATTGGTCGTTAGGTGAGATTGTTACGTCGAGAAAAGAACCGTTGGCTGGGGTTGTGAGGGTTGAAGCGTTGGGAGCGGAGGCCGTATTGAACCCAAGAATGTCCGTTAGCCATGTGGCAGCAACACCTAACGTAACGCTTGCATCGATAGTGGCTGTACTGGGAGCTACATACCAGAACAACGAGGCACACTGATATGCCGTTGTAGGTGCCTCTGCCACTAAATTCCAGCCAGCCGGAGTGGTAAATGTTTGTCCAGTGCCCCCTTGCCTACAGCTCAAAGGCAGCAAAACGAGCGAATTTGCGATGGGGTTACTTAACGTTCCCGTTGCTGTCGTAGATGAGTTACCATTAGCGCTCGTAGGTCCAGCAGCCACTTTTGTTGCGGAAACGCCAGAAAACTCGCCGAACACAACACCTAACGGCGTTGCGGACGAGACATTGAAAGTGACAGAAGTAAGACCACCAGGATTTGAATAAATTACAAATACATATTGTTCAACACCTGTGGTAGATATGGACGAGTCATAAACGATCTGAGTCCACCCCGACGGGACTGCTGTTATAGCCTGAGCGGTTGATAGAACTGCGACTAAAAGCGTTCCAACTTGCGTCGCTGCGAAATTTATGGTGATGGTAGTGGGCGCAGAACTACCAGTGTCAGTTTCTACCCCCTGCACAAGAGCAATCGCCATCTACTTCACCCCCCTTCGCCCAATCTCACCCTCGACCAGTTTCATAAACTCAGGATCGACCTTCCCTCGCGCTTTGATGCTTTGTAACTGGGCGTGGGTGAGTATTGACAGCTGGTCCTCTCGGGCGGATGTGCCTCGAAAGAAGGCGTCCAAATATTCGAGGTAGCGTGCATCTTTCAGGTGCTTCATATGCGTTCCCCATCCCCAGTCCTTGAGATGAGGCCGGTAGTGTGCGCGTGTTCCAGGTTGGAGTTCGCACGTCCAGAAACCGTAGTGACAGTTGTTACAGAGCCAGGGGCATGACTGAGCGTCACCTGTGTGAGGGGTTAGCTGTTGGCCGCATGACGGGCAAGATGTTATGTACGAGGGCGTTGTCAACCTGCAGCCTCGATCCGGCTTATCAACTGTTCGTGGCTATCAGTTATCATCTGTTGTACTTTGTGAACGATCTGCTCTTGGGTTCCAGAGATCGTGACGATAGGGTTGTAGTGGACGTTGATTGTCTTACCTACGCCTGATCCTGAGGAAAGCGGAGCTACACCGCTAGTCTTTGCGCCACGAAGTGGCACTACGGCTTCCGGCCCAGCTTCACCGATCAGGGCGAGCGTGGGAGAGGTGACGATGCCACCCGATGCAAGGTGAGGAATACCGATAAACTTCAAGGCGCTGCCGATTGCACCGCCGCCGATCTTGGCGATTTTGGATATTCCACCCGTAATCGCACCGATCGCCTTACTGAAGGCGTCAAAGATCGGCTTTACTACTTTCCAAACGTCTTGGACGACCTTCTGAACGGCATCAAAAACTGTCTTGAAAGTGGATTTCAGACTATCGAGCGCCGGAATAATATCCTTTTTGAAAACGGATTTGATCGGCTGGAAAACATTCTTGTCGATAAATTGCCAAACCACGTGGGTGACGGTCTTGATAGCGTGCCAGATCGTCTTCCAGTGGGTCGAGAGGATGTCAATAGCAACTCCAATCGGTCCGAGCGCGAGGATCAGCAGCTTCCAGTGCCCAGTGATAAAGCTCACTGCATCGTGGACGATTGATTTGATGTCTTTCCAGATCGTCTTCCAGTGTGAGGCGAGAAGCATTGCAGCTAACCCAACAAGGGCGATCGCTATGCCGATTGGCCCCATTGCGAGTTCCGTTGCTGCTCCGGACTCTTCCGCAACCGCAGCCGTTTCTTCGTCTGAGGCTGCGACTTCTGCGTTACCAGTGAGTTTTGAAGCGACCCACTTAGCTCCACCGGCCATCATCTTGGCGAACGACTGAAGTTGCTTTGCAGCCGAGCGTGCGAGAGTCAGTGCGTAGGTTGCGACAGCAGCGCCAAGGACTGCACCGATGACATCAGCGAGTGCCTTTGCAGCCCATTTGTTCTTGTCGAACCACCCCACTACGCTTTTGACCACACCAATTGCAGCTTCTACCTTTGGGATAAGCCACATGCCGAATCGATCAGCCAAAGCCTGCAGTTGAGCCTTTGCCTGTGACATCTGGAAGGCGAGTGTGTGCTGAACAAGATTGAAATCGGTTACGTTCTTGGACGAGCTAGCAGCAGCCCCTCCGATTGTTTGTACGTTGGCCGCAAACGTCGCCGAGTGGGTGCCGGTGAGCATGAGAGCCGTGTTCAGCCCTGTCGCCCCGCCCGTCATCTTCGACAGCGCTGCTTCATAGGTTTGTGCTGCCGGTGTCCCGGCTTTTAGCTGCTGGTTGAAGCCATTGGCCTTGGCGTAAAGGGAAGTGAACTGTGCGATTACGCCTTGCTCGTTAGTCGGGAGCGCCTTGCGAAACTGGGTAACCGTCATCTTGCCTGACATGAACTCATTGGCGAGATTTCGCATCGAAGGGTTCATATTTTGTAGCATGATCTGAAGGTCTTGCCCGGCTGCTTTGGATTGGTTGAAAGCCTTCAGCATGACCTCGCCGGATGGTCCCATGTTCTTTAGGATGGTGCCGGTGAGTAAGCTCAAGGTTCCAGTAAGGCCACGCTTGCCGAGGTTCTTTGCTACGTCGTTAGAGCTGAGTCCAAGCTGCTCCATTTCTGTGACTGCAGTTGAGTTAGGGTTTTGAAGCGCCCTGATCGTGTTTGCAAGATCTTGGGTCGCCTGCTGCGCCGACATTCCCATTCCGGTCATTGTCGAAAGCGCACCGCCGACCTGAGCGTAGGAAAGCCCCGCGTTAGCTGCAATTGGAATGACAGCCGAAAGCGCCCCTGCAATGTCCTGCATGTGGGACTTGCCTGTCTTCTCGGTTGCAATAAGCTGATTGACGATCTGGGTCGCATTCCCCGCTGAGGATCCGTAGGCGTTCATGACTGAGGTCACAGCGTCAGCGACTGTGCCCATTTGAGCATTTCCTACTGCTGCGCCTTCTGCAGAGGCCTTCAGGACAGACAACCCTTTAGCGCCGTGATAACCAGCAGACTCAATCGTGTAGAGTCCCTGAGCAAGCGCCTGCGGTCCCTGGCCGACTGAGCCAGCCATTGAGAGGACGCCGTTCGTGATAAGCTTCATGTTCTTCGATGACTCACCGGCACCTGTCTCGATCTGGGTCATTGACTGCTGGAAGCTCGCTCCGAGTTTCAGCGCTTCGTAGGCTGCTGCTGCAAGTCCCGCTGCGCCTATGCCGAGCGTGATCTTGCCAACGTCAGACATGACGGACTCAAACTTTTTGCCCTTGGTTTCGGCTTCGTCGAGCTTGGTTCCGATGTTAGAAACCGACTGCGAGAACGGAAGTCCCCAGTTCCCCATTTCGTTGCCGAGGTTTTTGAAGAAACCCCCCACCTTTGAGGTGCCTTTGTTGAAAGCGTTTTCGAGAGTCCCGGCAGTCTTTTTACCCTCATCGCCGACGGCTTTGAGCGCGGCGATAGCGCCTGCGTCAGTGGTGAAGATCTTGAAGACTGCTGAACGGGTTACTGCCATTTATTTCTCCGTAACTTTGTCAACGGCACGAGTGAGAGCTACAAAATCATTTAGGTCGCAGCTGTCAATGTCGGAGGGTTTCATGTGCAAAAGATGTGCAAATAGGAACAAGTAGCGCGCTCTCAGGATTTCAATGTCCTGATCTAGCCGGGGGTCCGGGCGCCTTTTGCGCCTTTTGGGTCAGGAGTGTCCTCAGCTTCCACCTCAGCACGCTGTGAGTAAGCTTCGCCTATCGCTCCGATAAAGGCTGCCATGTCGAAGTCGAGCGTGCGTAGGTCACACGGTTGCAACTTGTGTTTCTTGAGCAGCCATAAGAGCGATTGAAGGGACGCTGGGTCGCCTTCCTCTATCGCTTGGAGCCAGCCCACGTAGTTTTTTCCGGTGTGGTGCTGGATCGCCGACATTTCGGAAACCATCACCTTGCCGGTCCACTCGTATGTCTCCCCTTCAAATTGAATCACTAAACCGCTCATCTGATTTCGAACCCTCCTTTTTTGAATGCTCTCGTTACGCCTTCGACCACAAGTTGGAACCATTCCTCCTTGTGTGCGTCCCATGTCGGCTTTAGAAACGGATAGGCCTTCTGCTTGCCTTCTTTTGGACCCCACCAGTCGTGGTTGTACATTGGGTGACGCCACCTCTGATTCGGGGCGTTTCCGTAGTGTTCGTTTAGCTCAGCAATCGGGACGCTCTTTGATGTGTACACATCTACCGACGTTCGTGTCGTGCGAACCTTGATCGCAGACGGGATCGTGGTTGAGTGCGCAGCCGCTCTTGACGCCGCTTCCTCCTTGAACATCTTGCCGATAGCACGAAGCTCTTTTCGCACTTCGTTGCGCATTGGACGGTTCAGATACTTGACAGCTTTGAAGAAGTCAGCCATCTGAGTGGCGTCCACCCCAATGCCAATTGTGTTATTGCGACGATGTGAACTCAAAGCGTGGTGTCGGTGGAAATGTACGTAACGGTAAGTGGATTATGCGTATTGTCGTCCAGCCCAGTGAGCTTCACTTCGCGCTCGACGATCTTCGGTCCGCTCATTGCCGGGTCGTTCCCTTCGACTTGAGCTGTTGGCATTTGACACTCGAAGGTGTAGTCATACGGACTTGCAATCTGTTGGCCGACCATTGAGACAATTACCGATATTTTCTCAGCAGTATTGACATAGGTGTCCCAGTCAGTGGTGTTTGAAAAGTCAACGGTCAAGTCAGACGTTAGGTCGATCAACTCATTCTCGATTGGCTCAGCTACAAGGCCGCTTCCGCCGATGTAGAACCTTTCCTCATCGAGCTTTCGAGCAAGCTTTAGAGTGAGCTTCTTGACGGTCCCCATAGCTGTCTCTGCGCCAAATGCGCCAGCCTTTAGTGTCATGCCCTGAAAACTGAACTCGATAGGGTTGACTGACGGAAAGACCGGAGCGACAAGGGTCTGTGATTCGGTCATTTGCTGACCGATGAATTCAAGCGCACATTCGCCCACGTCGCCTGCCTCTGCGGTGACCTCCATCGAGGTGATCTTGCATCCGGTGTAGGTGTAGGGAACGACAACGCCGCCCACTTCTGGGCGTCCGATCTGGATAGTGAGCGACTTACCGACCGTAGCGCCAATCGTTGCTACTGTCTGGTATGCTGCGGTTGTGCTCTGCTGGGTCGGGCCAACAACGTTCCCGAGAGCAGCTTGGAGAATCATTCCCATACCGGAAGTCAAGATCGGGATCTTCAAAGATCCTTTGACGATCTGAGTCAAGAGTACCGTCTGAGCTGACTGCGCCACAAGCGAGCCTGAAACGATCGCTTTTGATTTAGAGAACTTGCGGTCTACGCTGAATTTTTCCTCTTCCCATGGATACCATCGGGTAGGAGGGGCATAAACGCCGTAGGTTGTTTCGACGCCGATTCCAATCGATCCGGCTAGTCCTGAGCCTGCGCCCATTGTTATACCTCGCTTTCGCTAGCCGCTTCTGAAACGGCGGTTTGTGGAACTTGGTTTGCTGATCCCAGATCGGGTGCGGAGGGGGGCACCGCACCCGTCTGGTCCGGGATGACTATAAAAAATGGATGGTCCTTCAGAGATTCCGCCTGAGCCTCGGTTACCTCGAAAGGTTGGCCTGGATAGACGGTGCCTCCGACAAGTGGGAGAAAGACGGGCGTAGAGGCCGTAAGTGTTGCGATCGGCATATTTGCTCCTTATGACGTGAGTGCTTCGCAGTGGATAGTGAACGTGATAAATGCCGCCCGACCTTGTTGCTCGGTGTCGAATTCGAGGTCGTAAGTGGCTAGCCACGACTGGACTACATTCCCCCCAAGGGTTGGATCAGCGTCGATTGAAGTGTCGAGGGACGTGATCAGCTCCCCTAGAAATTGGCATAGAGTCTCAAGGTTCGTAGGCGAGGGATCCGCAACGCCGCCCCATGCAGCGCCTAGGACTTCAAATTCTTCTGTTCGGCCTGCGCCGATATACCTCGGCTCTTGCTTGCCCCCCTCGATGCCGTTGATAGCTAAGAAATACTGTGGGACCGACTTTTGTGCCGGTGCTGTCGAGTAGAAGGCTCCCACGTTCGGATCGGTCGTGATTGACGAGGGTGGAGTCGCGTTTGTGGCTACCGTCTGTGCGAGGCCGTAAACTGCTGCCATTGTGGCGATCGCCTTGATGCTAGGCAATTGCGTGCCTCACATAACGCTTGAGCTTGACTTCGATTCTGTAAGGTATCCCGGACCACATACCCGGCTTTTCGTCGATCGCCTCTGCGCCTTCGTTGCCGGAAAACTTGGGGATGGCTACGGGACTCATTTGCTCGCCCTGTTGGAAGATGTGAGCTACAAGCTCCCTTGCTGCCTGCCAAAGAAGTGGAGGCATCGCTGAGTATCCAGCGGTATAGTCGACGACCACATTTCGAGATCCCGGAAACCATGGTTTAGGCCAAATCCCGTCGAACGACCGGATCATCCTTCCTGTCCTGGCTTCGAGCTGGTAACCGTCCCCAGGCGACGACGCCGAAACTTCACTGAGCACATGAGCGCCCCCGGTTGACCAGTACTCGGTTACCGACTGGACCGATGCCACTGGCCGATACAGGAGCATGATCGTATCGCCCGCCCAGCCGTCGTGATACTCGGTCGGCATCGCTTTAGGAACGATTGGACGGTTGCAATAGCTTTCGATCTGATCCGTAGCGACGTAAAGCAAATTCGTCAGCTCTGCGTCATACGAGGTATCGGTTGTCGGCAGACGAAGATACGCCTTCACATCTGCCAGGGTGCAAATCGGTGCGTCCTGTGGAGGACTGACAAACGTAGTTGTCACTCAGTAGTCTCCGGGGTTTGGTCGGCTGGGGGTTGGTTAGCGGACTTAGCTGACTTTGACGAATCCGATACCTCTGGACCGTCGTAGCCAAGCCTTTTCAGCTCCGCCTTTATTGCCGCTACATCAGCGTTTATCTTTGTTTTTAGCTCCCTCAAAAGAGCCTGAATATACTTGTCCATTTGCTACTCCTTGTGAGTGATGAGGGTCCGAAGACCCTCATCTAGCGGTTTAGAAGGACGGGGTTACCAACCCAGTTCCACCAACAACTGAGGTTGCGTCTGGGTAGCGGTTTCCGAAGAAAGCCACGTAGCGGTAAACCTGAAGCAAGATGCTCAGCTGGTTACCGAGTGTCTGAGGAAGCGCACGCACGACAACCGGACCCTCCATAAGCCAGTGAGACTGTCGGTGAATGACAAATATCTCGTCCTGGTTCGTTCCAGCGCCGAGGTTGGAGGGAATGTTGCCGTCCGTAAAGACGGGCAAACCTGCCAAGGTTCCAACCGCAACCGGCTTTTCGCCGCCAATGTTCTGGTACTCACCAAATGCGTTGTAGAGATTCGCAGTAGGTGGAACAAGTGGACGACCCGCAGAGTCCACACCCGTAGTTGCGATCCACTCCCAACGAGAAGGCGTCATGACCAATGCGTTAGCTGGCTTTTTTGCAGTGCCATTAGCCACATCTGCCTTTGCCTGACCAATGATAGGGATCAGAGCTGCAGGTGAAGGAGTCGTTGAAGTGTAGGCAACCGCAGTCCCAGCGCCTGCAAGCGCAGCGATGACAGTAGCGTCCACCTGCTGGTCGCAAGCGTTCTTGAGGTCAGCGAAAACCATGTCTTCGACAGGAATTGGCGAGCGCTCAATGAACTGGATCGAGACTGTCTGCTGACCGGCCAGGGTCGAAACGTTCTGCGAGATGAATTCGTCGGTGAAGTCAGTCTCAGTAGCAGCCGCATTTTGAGCGGACTGAGCTGCGACAGCCGTTCCTCCGGTCATCTTCGGGATGTTGATCGTCATGGTGCCTTCTGGCAGAGGCCGCGAGGTCATGAGATCGGCGAGCACGCGAGCGAAACGTCGGTACTCAATCGCTTCCTCTTCGAGGTACGCAGGCGGAACGTAAGCTCCACCGGAGCCAACAGTGGTGTTGATTGCACGAAGTTCAGTGTCAGAAAAGCGACTGCGCACTTCCTTGTCGTAGCGAGCCAGGCGCTCAGAGGCGTCCCTGTGTCCCGCTGCTGCACGAACTACGTCCCCGAGGAAACCGTATTCACGGAGATCCTTGCGGTAGATGCTCGGTTCGTTGCCTACCCGAATTCCAGTTCCGTGAGTGCGCTGTACTTCGGCGGCTGCGGCTCTGGCTGCTTCGGCTTCCTCGAGCGAAGCAATCTGCTCTTTCAGCTGAGCGCTGTTGCTGCGCTTTTCGTTGAACTCGGTCCATTCGTCTGAGGACAGATCCCTTGCTTCGGTTTCTGCGTTGGTGATTAGCGCCTCCATCCGAGCGGTCTGCTCGGCCAATTTGGCGCGGTACTGTTCAAGCAAAGTCATTGAAATACTCCTTGGTAGATTTTTTATTTGGGTATCAGGTGGTGGTCCAGGTGGTGGCTATTGCTCCGGCGTGGACTCCGGCGTGAGAAGGGTTAGAGCTTTATAAGCTCAAGCTGTGCGCGTGCGAGGCGTAATCGTGAGCGTGGTTCAGTTTCTCCATCGCTGTCGGCACTCTTGTCGTCGTCAGCGTCCGGGTTCGGCAGGCCAAGCATCTCTGCGAGTTTTGGCTGCCATTCGTCAGTTAGATCGTCGATCTGTGCGAGTGCGTCAAGCAGATCGGTGAGTTGCTTCATGTTTTCAGCGCTAAAGGTTTTGCCTTCACGGAGCTCCTTAGCAAAGAACGCAAGGCGAATCTGTAGAGGTGGGTGTTCCATCTTTGCCCGGAGGCTTGCCGAGGTCGAGGCATAAGCTGGGTAGGTGACAACTGAAACGTCGAAAAGCTTTACCTCGTTGATAAAGCGCTCTGTGTAGTCCCCATTCCATTCCTGTCGTGTGACCTGGAATGCAAAGCTCATTTGGTCAAGATCGCCCCGGCGCATTGCGCTTGAGATTTCCTGGACGAGCGGAGAAGCACCGTCTAGCTCTGCCTTAGCGTGCAGTCCCTTTTTGTCTTCATCCAGATCCAAGGTGCCGCTCTTGGTTCTCGCCATTGGCGTGCCGTCGTGATTGAGTAGCAGCCTCACATCGTCTTGCTCAGCGAGTGTCTTAGCAAATGCGCCCCGGCTGATTGTCTCGGTGTAAGCTCCCAACCAGTCAGTGATTGTGGTCGGCACTCCTGTAACGGCCGCGTAACCCTCAAAGGTCATTGACCCAGCGTCACCGGATCTGATTTCTAGCCCCGTTACCGAGCGTTGCCTTCTTTCAGTGCCTTTGATCAAAGATCGGCCAGACAGACGAGCTGATTTCGCTTCTGAATGAGAGTGAGAATGGTCGCTATCTCCGCTGTGGGAATGTTCGTGAGTGTGGGTTTCGTCGTCACCCTGGTCGCCCATTGCTGGGTGAGCGTGTGAATGGGATCCGCTAAATTTGTCATGCCGAGATTCGCCC